TGGGATAAAATCCTATCAGATGGTGGTTCAATTCAAGGAATCGATGAATTAGATAATTGGGCATATTGTGATGGTAGAGTGATGAACATAAGTGATTGTTCTGAGGGTAAGGAAGTGGATAAAGTTAAGGATGTATTCAAAACATTCAAAGAAATCAATCAATTGGAATTGGTGAGACAGGCTGGTGTACGACAACAATACATCGACCAATCAGTATCACTTAATCTTGCGTTCCCATCGCAAGCAACACCAAAGTGGTTGAATCAAGTCCATATGGAGGCTTGGAAGCAAGGAGTTAAAACGTTATACTACACACGAACAGAATCAGTTCTCAGAGGTGATATCGCAGCACAAGCGATGGACCCTGATTGCTTGTCGTGTGATGGTTAAATCAATAAAGGAGTAATAAAATGAAGTATTTGTATTTTTCAGCACAATGGTGTGGTCCGTGTAGAATGTTAGGGCCGGTAATGAATGAGGTATCAACTGAGGTTCCTGTTCAAAAAGTAGATGTAGATAAGGAATATGAGTTGGCACAAAAGTTCAATGTAAAAAACATACCAACCGTTGTATTGGTAAATGGTGATTCTGAAGTTAAACGCTTTATTGGAGTAAACCCAAAACAGGCATATTTAGATGCTGTAAAATAATTTGGAATTTTCAAAATAATTTCGTATATTAGTAGTTATGGAAGAAGTATTAAATAAGCTAAAAGAATTTCATTTGGTATATGGGCACCCAATCGAGTCCGAACCCACAACTTGGCAGACCAACTATATATCCTATTGGGAACGATGTTAGCACATGGAATGCAAAATGTAATCGCAGAAGTGTTCGATGAGGTACATCGTTCTAATATGTCAAAGTTGGGTGAAGATGGTAAACCAATCAAAAGAGAAGATGGTAAGATTCTAAAAGGACCAAACTACTTCAAACCTGATTTGGGTAAAATCATCAATAAGGAGTGGGAACGAAAACGACTTCAATCCAAAATACCATTTGATGAAGAGGTTTAGGATGGCTCTAAGAGGAGAATCACATCCAGCGCATAAACTTACTGAGGAACAAGTAAACACTATCAGAAAACTATGGAAGATTGGGCATAGGAAAGTGGGTGAGTTTGATAAATACCAATAATGAAAGAAGAAGGAAAGAACTATTGTGATACATCTAAACTATCAATCCGACCGATTTCCAAATCGGTAGCAAAGGATATCATAATCAACAATCACTACAGCGGATTGTGGACAAAGGTATCATACGCATTGGGGTTGTATGTTGAAGATGATTCACATCAGTTCTTTGATTCTACAGATAAATTGATTGGAGTTGCATGTTATGGTGACCCAATTGGTAGATTGACTGGGCAATCCATATCAGAAACGTTAGATAGAACTGAAGTACTAGAACTGGTTCGGTTATTTGTTTTTGATGGGTATGGTTCAAATATTGAAAGTTGGTTCTTATCCCAAACATTTGATTGGTTGAGAACAAACGCACCAAAGATAAAAGCACTCATATCCTACTCAGACCCAAAAGAGGGACACGCTGGAACAATCTACCAAGCAACAAACTGGATTTATCAGGGGAACAAACTCAGATTCAACGATAGTTGGAGTTTTAAGTTTGAAGAAGATGGGAGGTGGATACATGGTAAAACCATATTCCCACAATACAAAACAAACGACCCTAAGAAAATACAAGAGCAGGTAAACAAACCATTTTGGATTCGTAAAGAACCAAGAAAACACAGATACGTTTACATATTGGCTAAAGGTGGTGAACGTAGGAAACTGCTGAAGAATTTGAAACACCCAACATTTCCATATCCAAAGGGGAGTGAAGATGTTGAGATGGAAGTACATAAATTAGAACCAATTGAAAGAAAAGGATAAAATATATTGTGATGTATCCAAAGTGCATATAGCACCAATCGCCAAATCGATTGCTAAGGATATAATTGTTAAGAAACACTACACTCACGCTTGGACGGCGTGCAGATACGCATTGGGTGTTTACTACAAAACTGATGGTGAATCATTTCAGTTCGGAGAAGATAAACTTATCGGCTGTGCAATATATGGATTCCCAGTTGGAGCACGGGCAGCAACTTCTGTATGTGAGGGGTTAACTAAGGATAACGCATTGGAGTTGACCAGATTGTACATCGATGATGGGTATGGTTCGAATATCGAATCATATGCCATGGGACAAACATTCAAATGGTTGAAGGAAAACGATAAAAACATTAAGTTATTGATATCGTATGCTGATGCGGGACAAGAACACTTAGGTAAGATTTATCAGGCAACAAATTGGATTTATCAAGGGTTATCAACTGATATCGCACTAATGCCAAACTATGGTATCTCACTTACGAAAGACCCGTACAATTGGATTCATAGTAGAACGGTATATTCACTTTGGGGTAGTTCAAATTTAGACCACCTTAAAAACGAAATTGGTAAGGAGGGGCATAGTGAATTTTGGAGGAGAATGGAACCGCCAAAACACAGATACATCCAACTATTACCACAAAACAAAAAAGAGAAGAAAGATTTGATTAAACGATTGAAGCATGAAATCAAACCATATCCAAAGAATACGGATGATTTCAATACAGAGGTTGTGAATCATAAAACTACTTATGTAGCTGAGAATACTGAAAGTTTCTGGTGATGAATAAAGTATTAGTTTTGAATTCGGATTACACTCCGTTGAATGTAACGAATATGAGAAGAGGATTTATCCTTGTAATGAAGGGTAAAGCTGAGATTGTGAAAGAGGATGTGAATAAAATCGTAACAACGATTGGTGAATTCGCAAAACCAATAATCATACGATTACTCAATTATATCGGATATCGGAATAAGGGTATAAAAGTGAATCGTAAACGAATTATGAAGCGTGATGGATATGCGTGTGGGTATTGTAAATCCAAAAAGAATCTTACAATAGACCACATCATTCCAAAATCCAGAGGTGGTAAAAACACTTGGGATAATTTGGTAACGTGTTGTAATCGATGTAATACAATTAAGGATAACAAAACACCAAATGAAGCGGGTATGACCTTAAAGGTTAAACCATACCAACCATCCATATTCTCATCAGTAATATCAGATGAGGTAGAGGTTGAATGGTCTTTGTACAAAAAAAGTTTTCAATGAATTTGGTAGTTACGGAAATATTTCGTATATTAGTAGTATAATAAATGAAAAATAAATTATGGCTGAAGTTTTAGAACCACAAGTTATTAATAAACGCACAATCGCGGGAAAAAACTATGTGGGTTTGTGGAAAGGTTTGGGTAGAACTGACCGTCAATTCTACCAACTTATATCAGAGTTGATTGATAATACAATGACCCTTGATGGTAAAACTCATTGTAAAGTAACAATAGATATTCCTAATAAGGAAATCACTATTACCGATGACTCAATTGGTATTCCTGATGGTAATTTGGAGGAGGTTATCTCAATGGGAAAAAAAGTAAATCAAGGTAAACAATTGTTTAGTTTTAGTGGGATTGGTATGAAAGCCGCTATTGCATCATTGGGTAATACTTTTTATTTACAAACAAAACCAAGAATCGAAGAGGATGTTGTTTATACATTGACTCCCAAATTTTCATTAACTGACCCATCTGAAAAGATTGCAACGTTTGATGAGGAACGAACGATATGTAATAGCACTCCATATGGTACTACATTAATAGTACGAGATATAAAAACATATCCAAAAAATATCACATCTTTCAATAGTATGGTCAGATACATTGGCGCTACTTATGCTGATTATTTAGATGATGGAGATTTAAAGTTAACATTTAAGTATATACATGAGAATGGTAAAGTAACTCGTGAAGATGTTAAATCTCACCGACCAACATTATCTGATAAAAATAATATCATAGATAGTGATTTGATGTTGGGCAAAAATCAACCCGAATTTAAAAATGTACCTTTAAAGGGTAACGGGTGGGAAGTATTGGTAAGTGCTGGTAGGAAAGCTCACCCATCAAGCGCAAAAGAATACTACGAAAACACATCACCCAAATTATACAATGATGTGTATGGCACTGAATCATCACCATATGGTTGGAGTGCATCTACATCAGGAGTTCAGTTTAAATCATCTGGTATCGGTAAAGATGCTACAAAGGGTAAGATTTTATTATTCCACCAATTGACCGCCAGCAGTAGGGCTGAAAGTTTTTGGTGTGAGGTTAGTTTGGTATCGGGTATAGAGCCGGGTATGATGAAATCCACATTAAATGAAAACACACAAACCTTTCATGAGATGAGAAGCGCATTAGATGAGTGGTTGAAGGATAGGGGATTTAGACAACGAAATCTAACAAAAACATTACACTATGGTGAAAGTAAAGAAGTTAGAGATAAATGGAAATCATCTCTTAAAAATGATGATAAATTAAGACACGAATATGGTATATCTTTAGATAACTTTGACCAGCAAGTATCTACTGAAACTGAACTACCCATTGGTCGTCCTGATATTTTTATAGAAACTGAAACTAGAACTATTATTGTAGAATGTAAGAAAGAAGAAATTAAAGCATTGGATGTAGCTCAAGCGGCCGGATACGCAGTTAATACTGATGCTGATTCTATCATATTAGTTGCTCAAAGAATGACTCCTGGTGGAATCAAAGCACAGGAGATGTGGTCGGATAAATTAAACATTCCAATTATATTTGATGCAATTCAGAAGAAGTATATGGTATGAACTTTTGGGAAAGTATAGATTATAACAATGCTAGGAAAGTGTTGGTGATACCTAATATCACCAACTCTTCTAACATTGAAAAAGATTCATTCATTGATGTGATTCATAACCACATTAAAGGATTGGAAAAATATGGTGAATACTATTGGCATGTTTTAGTACCAAAAGGTAAGGTTACTAAGAAACTAAACCTACCAAACGTAAAGCAACATCAGATTGATATTCCAGGTGATATGATGAACCAACGTTCATTCCCATCTGATAATTTAATCAAACTTCTAAAAGATATTGATTACGATGTAATCTATTCACATCTACCAGATTGGCCTCAAGTTGGTAGATACAAAAATGATATCAACACTAAGATAGTTGGATACTGCCATTGGTGGGAAATGAAATCCTGTAATGGTGTAGACCGTAGACCTGGTAAAGCAAAGTGGTTGTGGTTACCTATCGAACTATTGGGTATATCTCAGATGGAAACCTGCTATCTAAATACGCAAGACCAGAAGAATAGAGTGTTAGAAGAGGCAAGAGAAACATTCAATGAAGAGTTTGTTCAGAAGTTGGATGATATTCTCACTGTTTGGAACTTAGGATTGGAAGAATCCAAAATAGTATCCGAACCAAAACCAGAAAAGGAAAAGGTAATCGTATTCAACCACAGAGCAGCTGCATACAAAGGGTATCCTAAATTTATGGAGTTGATGGAAGAATATCGTAAACAACGGCAGGATTTCAAAGTTTGGATTCCACAATTAAACGGTAAACCACCACATGGTTGGGTGGATAATACGAAAGTACCAAAGCACGAATACTATAAGAGATTGCAGGATTGTACAGTTGGTGTACAGATGCGGCAAACCAATTATGGTTGGAGTGTAAGTGGTACTGATTGTATGATGAATGGAACTCCAATGATTTGGCAGGAATCCGATTGTTATCACGAAATAGACCCGAATGGTATGTTCTTCAAATACAAAAAAGAATTCTTTGAGTATTTGGATAGAATGTTGGATGATGAATCATTCAGAAAAGAGCAGGAATTGAAATCAGTAGATAGAGCAAAACAACTATCAAAAAATGAAGGGGTAATGCTTGGAGAACTACACAAAAAGTTGTATATTTAACTCATGTATCAGAACGCATATTATGAAAAAGAAGGGGGTATCATCCATTGTTGGGATGACGAGAAAGGTTATTTCACTAAGAAATATCGTAACTATGCTTATGTAAGAGATGGGAATGGTTCGCATGAATCCATTCATGGTGAGAGGCTGAAGAAAATCAATTATTGGAACAAAGAGGATAATCTGAAGTTATACGAATCTGATGTAAATGAGATGACTCGTTTTCTGATTGATGAGTATGGTGATTCAGATGAGGTATCGACTGGGCATACTATTCTAACCTTTGATATTGAGGTTGAGATGAATAGTGGGTTGCCGGATACTGAGAAAGCAGAGAATACAATCACTTCGGTTGCATTCCACGATTCAGTAACAAATGATTACACCGTTTACGTTCTTAATGAGGGTGATGAGATAGATAAAACCATTAAGGGGGCAAAGGTACGTTCATTTAAAAATGAAGAGGCGATGTTGAGCGCATTCCTCAATAGTTGGGAAGAGATTTCACCGACTATCATTACTGGGTGGAATATCGATTTCTTTGATGTTACCTATCTTTACAATCGATTGAAGCGGTTGTTCGGAACTTCAGTAGCAAACCGACTATCGCCAATCAAAAAGGTACATTGGAACAAATATCGTAAACGTTACATTATTGCGGGTGTATCTGCGTTGGATTACATCGCATTGTTTAAGAACTTCACATATACTGAGTACCCAAACTACCGATTGGATACCATCGCTCAGATGGAGTTGGGTAGAGGTAAGATTGAATATGAGGGAAACCTAGACCAATTGTTTAGAGATGATATTGAGAAATTCATCGAATACAACTTAGTAGATGTGGAGTTGGTTGTGGAGATGGATAAGAAACTTCAGTTTATCGAATTGGCTAGAGCAATCTGTCATGCAGGTCACGTATTTTATGAGGATTTCTTATTTTCATCAAAGTGGTTGGAGGGTGCTATTTTGACATTCCTAAGAAGGAGTGGTAGGATTGCACCCAACAAACCCGCTCGTAAACAAAAGAATGCGGATGGTTCTGATGGTGAAGGTAAATTCACTGGTGCATATGTAAAAGAGCCGAATCCTGGTTTGTATAAGTGGGTTTACGATTTGGATTTAACATCACTATACCCATCCATCATTATGAGTATCAACATCTCACCTGAAACTAAAATGGGTAAGGTTAAAGGATATACTGCTGAATCTCATATGAAGGGTACAATGGGTTCATATAGTATCGTTGATAACAATGGTGGTGAATCAAAACCATTACCAAAAGAACAATTTGATAATTTCATTAAGAAGATGGAGTTATCAGTTGCATCAAATGGTGTTTTGTATCGACAGGATAAGATTGGGGTAATTCCTGAGATTTTGAATGTGTGGTTTGATAAGAGGGTTGAGTACAAAGACCTAATGAAGAAGTATGGTAAAGAGGGTAACGACGAATTGTATAAGTTCTACTCTCAGCGCCAGTTAGTGCAGAAGATTATGTTGAACTCACTCTATGGAGTATTGGGACTCCCATCGTTCCGATTCTATGATGTGGATAATGCAGAGGCGGTTACGTTAACGGGTCAGACAGTAATTAAAACTACTGAGATGATTGCTAACCAATACTACATTAAAAACATTGGTAAAGATGCTGACTATAATGTGTACACAGATACCGATTCTGTATTCTATCAGGCAGGTCCGCTTGTTAAGGCGAGAAATCCAAATATCAATATGGAATCTGATGAGGAAATGATTCCTGCAATTCTATCTGTGGCTAAAGAAGTTCAAGACCATATTAATATGGTGTATGATACTATGGCTAAGAAGATGTTCAATATCGATTCACATCGATTTGATATTAAGCAGGAAACTATCGCTAAGGGTGGGTTTTGGGTATCGAAGAAAAGATATGCTCAATGGATTATCAACGATAATACCGTAAATTGTGATAAGTTGGATGTGAAGGGATTGGATGTGAAACGTAGTTCGTTTCCAACTTACTTCAAAGAGGTGATGAGTACTGTATTGATGGATATTCTAAAGGATGAACCGAAGGATGATATCGATGATAAGATTCTAAAGTACAAAGATGGTATGACCGACCAATACTTCATTGATATCGCAAAGAACTCAGCGGTGAAGGATATGAGTAAGTACACATTTAAGAATCAGGCATTAGGGGAGTTTATGAAAGGAACACCAGCGCACGTTAAAGCAGCACTTACTTACAACCAACTACTGAAGTATTATGATGCACCATACAAATATGAACCAATGAAAGATGGTGATAAGATTAAGTGGGTGTATCTGAAGAGTAATCCATTGGGATTAGATTCGGTTGGATTGACTGGGTATAACGACCCTAAAGAGATTTTGGATTTAGTACAACAATACATTGATTATGATTTGATTTGGCAGAAGGAGTTGGAGAATAAACTCGATGATTTCTACAAAGCAATGAATTGGGAGAAACCAAATCCAAACTTAGCAAAAGCATCACAATTTTTTGGATTTTAATTTGGAAGTTCCAAAATAATTTCGTATATTAGTATCACTAAACAATAAATAATTTAACAACGTCTTATGAAAAAAGCAAGTATTGAGAGTTTCATCAATCGATACAATCTCGGTGGTGAAGTTGAATCAGTAAAGATTACATCTTCTGATTCTGAAATGAATGTTAGTTTTATCTCAGATGATAAAACTCTGCTTGGTGAGGTAACTTCGAAAGAAGGTGAATTTCCAAATGGAGAATTTGGTGTTTACACCACATCACAACTAAAAGCACTATTGGGTGTACTGGAATCAAACGTAGAAGTAGCATCTACTGATTCTTACATTAAGTTTTCAGATAAGGGTACATCAGTAAACTATATGTTGGCTGACCTTTCAGTTATTCCCGTGGTTCCTGATTTGAAGCAAGTTCCACCATTCAATGTTGAAATCACTTTGGATGATGAGTTTACATCTAAGTTCATCAAATCAAAAGGTGCATTGAGTGAATCAGATACATTTACCTTTAGCTGTGTTGGTGGTAAGGGTGAAGTAGTTTTGGGTTATTCTACCATTAATACCAACCGAATCTCTATCTCAGTAGATTGTAAGTGTGATGGTGATGTTCAACCGATTTCATTCTCAGCGAAGTATTTGAAAGAAATCCTAAATGCTAACAGAGGTTCTAAATCTGCTACATTGAAGATTTCATCGCAGGGATTATCATACATTGAGTTTGAAACAGATACCATCACAGCAAAATACTACTTGGTAGAGATTAAATAAGGAATATATGAGTTTTTGGGATACCGAACCAGCCAAACCAGTCTTTGACTTTGAAACTCAAAAGAGAGAGCTAATCGAAAATATGGATTACCTCTCTCAAATGAGTGTAGAGGAGCAAACCCTATACAAAAAGTGGGTGGAGTTGCAAGACCCATCTATGATTAGGGATAAATCACAGATTGCCGAATTGTATGATACACAATGGGCACCAAGTGATATCAATAATGTTGAACAAACCATTAAGGAAATTGAGGCATTAGAACCCTACGTTGAAATTATCGAAGATAGTAAGGATTCTACAAAGTGGACGTATCTCAGACGAATGATTCATACTATGGGATTTACCGCAAATCCAGGTCGTAACGTTAAGATTAATGTTAAGGATAGGGTTACGGGTAAACTCTTAGGGCAAATATCATTGGCATCGGATGTAACATCAATGAAAGTTAGGGATGATTATATTGGATGGAGTAAAGATGATAAGTTTAAAAAAGGTAAACTCAACCATACCACAATCGCATCGACTATTGTTTGTACCCAACCATTGGGTTACAACTTCTTAGGAGGTAAGTTGGTTGCTATGATGACTACTGTTCCTGAAGTAAGAGAGTTTTGGAAAGAGAAGTATGGCCAGACCCTTATAGCAGTTGGAACTACATCTCTATATGGGATTCACTCTCAATACAATGGGATACCTCATTTCAAAACATTGGGTGAATCAGCAGGAAAGATTTCTATTAAACCAGATGATAAGTATTACGAACCTTGGCATCAATGGTTGAAAGAAGAAAGGTCAGAGTGGTACACCGAAGCAATCACAAATGAAAGAATCCGAAATGGAAAAAGTATGGGTGTTGCTAGTGGACCTGTGAGTGGTATCAAACAAAAGATATTAGGGCAGATTTTCAAAGAATGTGGTATCAAGCAATCTGATTACCACCACGGATTTAAGAGAGGTGTATATCTCGCTATGATGTATGAAAACGGACCTGAGTTTTTGCGTGATGAAATCGGAGAAGATGATTTGAAGATGAAGCAAAAGTTCGAAGAGGGTGTGGATTATATCAGTAGATGGTGGAAGAAGAAAGCGATAAAACGATACACAAAACTACATTCAGAGGGTAGATTAAAGCCAGAACATTTGTTCTATATCGATGCGATTGGTATGAGTTGGGATGAAATGAAAAATAAGTATTTGAAAGAAGTTGGTAGATAATATATACGATATATCGGAATTTGAATGGGTAGCTGAAGAAAATACATTTTATAGTCATAATGACTATGTAATCTATTCTATTAACAATAAACCCAATTATGCCGATGGTAGACGCCAATTTTATATATTAAACCCTAAAACCAACAATAGACATAGGTTTAGATTCAAAAAACAAATTGATGGTTATAACCTATTTGTATCTGAAACGGGGTTTAGCTGTAAAATAAAACTAAAAGGTAAATGAATAGCACAGAAAATACATTATGGGTTGAGAAGTACCGCCCAGACACATTAGAGGGTTACGTTGGTAACGAACACATTCTTGAGAAGGTAAAGATTTACATTGAGAATGAAGATGTTCCCCATCTTCTATTGTACGGACAAGCGGGTACTGGTAAAACCACATTGGCTAAAATCATCACTAATCAGATTGATTGTGATGTGATGTACATCAACGCATCGGATGAAAACAATGTTGATACGGTAAGGGATAAGATTAGGGGATTTGCATCTTCTATGGGATTCCGTAAGTGGAAAGTGATTATTTTGGATGAGGCTGATTACCTTACACCAAACGCTCAAGCGGCACTTCGTAATCTGATGGAAACGTTCTCTCGAACAACCAGATTCATTTTGACGTGTAATTACGTTGAGAAAATCATTGACCCGATTCAGAGTAGGTGTCAAACATTCGGAATCACCCCACCTTCTAAGAAAGAAGTTGCGATTCGCTTGAAAGAAATCTTAGATATTGAGGGAGTGAACTATGAGATGGGTGATTTGGCTATTTTGGTGAATAGTGGGTATCCTGATATTCGTAGAGTTCTAAACGCAGGACAACGCCAAGTTATTGGTGGTGATTTGAAGATTGATAAAACATCTACAATTCAGGCGAACTATATGGATGAGGTATTGACCGTACTCAAATCAGATGGTAATGTGAAGGAGTTGTTCCTAAAAACCAGACAGATTATTGCAGATTCTAAAGTGAAGGATTTCACACCATTCTATAGATTCTTATATGATAATGTGGAGGATTTTGCAAATGGAAAGGTGGGTAACACCATACTTAAAATTGCAGATGCACAATACAAAGATGCATCGGTTGTAGATAAGGAAATCAACATCGTGGCTATGTTGTTGGAAATTTTAATTGATATAAAAGGATAATTTGTTATGGCAAAAGGTAAAAGTAAAGTAGTAGGAATGGGTGGTCAGAAACCACCACAAGCACAAATGCAGTTAGACCCGACTAAATTGGATACTGTTCGTTGTGAGAATTGTGAAAGTATCTTCTTCGAAGAAGTTACAATGTTCAAAGAAGTACCAGCGGTACAATCACCAAATGGGCAAAAATCAATGTTACCAATCCCAGTCGTTCGTTGCGCTGAGTGTGGTAATGTATCTGAGAAATTCTTACCTAAAGAGTTGTTACCTTAATGGCTAGGAAGAGTGATACTGGAGTAAAAGCCAAAACCATATTCGAACATTTGAGTGGTATAAAGGAGAAAAAGGTTGCTTGGGAATCTCTATCTGAGATGGATAAGAAATCATTTACTCCTTTTATCATCAATAGATGGTTGAGCATGAATTTGGATTTACTACCAATTGTTAACGTTCTTCAGAAATACACCATTGGATTACTCTCATCGAGAGATGTCTACAAAGTTTATTTGGACTTCCTACCAAAGCAAAAAACATTTGATAAGTACATCAAAGGTAAGAAAGAGGATAAGTACAATAAAGATTTGTTAGTACACCTTTCAAAGTGGTATGGTGTATCTCAGAGGGAGGTTATTGATTATTTGGAAATTCTACCAAAAGAAGAGGTTATTACAATATTGATGAAATATGGTTTAACCGATAAAGAAGCAAAAAAGTTACTGAAATGAGTGAAGTATTAAGAGAATCAAAAACCAAAGTAGTTCACAGAGGTGAGCGTGTGGTTACAACAACAAAAGAAGAAACGGCAGTACAATACTGTGAACGAATGTATCCTGAAACTACAAATGAGTTCAAACTGATTTTGGATGAGATGTACGATACGTTTTGTAAGAAACAACGAAACTATGGGCCAGGTAACATTTCGGTGGGAACTGATTTGAAAACCGATGATGATAAGAAGTTATCATTGACTGGGTTGTGGTTCAGAATCAACGATAAGGTTCAACGTTTGAAGCAATTGGTTGTATTGGGGCAGCCAGATGAAGTGGGTGAATCCGTACAAGATACATATCAGGATTTGAGTGTGTATGGTGTGATTGCTCAGATTGTTCAACGTGGGAAGTGGGCTAAGTGATGAGACTAGCATTTGTTAACATTTGGGGGCAGTTATACTTACTACCTTACATTAAAGTAACACATGATAGACAGCTCAATGGTGATTTAGAGTTTATTATTGGTTGGTTAAAATGGGAGATGGTAATCGGATATTAATCGATTAAGTTATGAGAATTTGGCACATATCAGATACACACACTTATCATAGATTGTTGGAAGTTCCAACTGATATCGATATGGTGATTTTTAGTGGGGATTGTTCTAATCCAAAAGACCCTTATCCAAATGAAGTTGAGGTAAGGGGTTTTATTGATTGGTATCGTACACTAAAGATTCCGTATAAGATTTTTGTTGCTGGAAATCACGATACTTCGATTGAAAACAAATTCGTAACCAAAGAGGATTTTGAAAGACACAAAATTATCTATTTGGAAAACGAATCCATTACTATTGATGGTATTAAAATATTTGGTTCACCCCATACCCCAACATTTGGATATGGTTGGGCTTTCAACAAAGATAGAACTAAGTTAGAAAGATTTTGGAGAAAAGCCATTGATGAAGATGTTGATATTGTAATCACCCACGGACCCCCAAAAGGTATCTTAGATTTATCTTTGGATAGGAGTGGTAATATAGAACGGTGTGGTGATAAATCTCTTCTGAATAGAGTAATGGAAGTAAATCCAAAGTTGTGTTTATTTGGACACATCCACAATCATCGAGATATCATCAATCAAGGAATAATGAAGTTGAGTGGATTGGATACAACGTTCTCCAATGGTTCAGTAGTGAAGGATGGTAGTTTTGGTAAATTAACTTCAAACGGAAATGTATTAGAAATATGAATTGGCAAGAGTATTTTAGAAATATAGTACATCAGGTCAAACTAAAGTCTAAGGATGAACGTACTCAGATTGGTGCACTTATAGTTGGAGTAGATAACGAAATTGTATCAACTGGGTACAACTCATTCCCCAGAGGTATTGTTGATTCTCGACCAGAAAGACAAGAACGACCTGAGAAATACTATTGGTTTGAACACGCCGAACGTAATGCAATCTATAACGCTGCTAGAATCGGAGTATCTACAAAGGGATGTACGATGTATTTGACGTGCGGGATTCCTTGCGCTGATTGTGCAAGGGGAATCATCAATGCCGGAATTAAAACAATCTATTGTGAAAGGAGTGGTGGAGCTGTTGGAGATAAGTGGAGTGAATCAGCCATTCGTTCGATGAAGATGTTCAATGAAACCGGAGTAGAGGTAAAATTCTACGAATCGTAAAAAAATTAACCAAATTGTTTGGATATTCCAAATAATTTTCTTATATTAGTATAGTGAAAGATAGTAAGATAAATAACATATTTGCATTAGGTGTGAAAGAACCACAACCTGATGATGCGAGAGTATCTTACTCTCAATATACAATGTACGCAAACTGCCCTAAACAGTGGAAACTGAACTATATGGATGGCCACCGTACATTCGACCCATCACTACATTTGGTGTTTGGTACAGCAATGCACGAAACTCTTCAAAGTTGGTTAGATGTGTTGTACAACAAATCTCCCAAAGAAGCATCTGAGATGGATTTGGGTAAAATGTTGTATGATGGTATGGTGGATGAGTATAAGAAGATGCGTGAGCAAACAGGTATAGATTTTAGTACACCTTCTGAGATGGAAGAGTTCTTAGAAGATGGTATTGAGATTCTGAACTTTGTTACAAAGAATCGATTAGATTACTTTAATACACGCCATATGAGGTTGTTAGCTATCGAATTACCTATATATGCTAAAGCTATGGAATCTCACAATGTACATATGATGGGATTCTTGGATTTGGTGTTTGAGGATATGTATGAAAACAAACTTCAGATTTGGGATATCAAAACATCCACATTGGGTTGGAATAAGTGGCAGAAGGCTGATAAAACCAAAACTGCTCAGTTGGTTCTTTATAAGAAGTTCCTATCTGAACAATATGGGTATCCACTTGATAACATCAGTACAAAATACTTTATTGTAAAACGTAAGTTGAATGAGGGTATGATGTTCGCTCAGAAGCGAGTTCAGGAGTTTACACCAGCTAGTGGGAAACCTACAATGAATAAGATTACTAAAAGTTTCGAAGATTTTATCAGAAACTCATTTAATGAAGATGGTAGTTACAGAACTGATTCTGAGTTCCCAGCTATGGCTGGTAAGAACAATAAGAATTGTAAGTACTGTCCATTCAAAAATGATTACGATAAATGTCCGAAAGAAAATAGACATAAAGTATGAGAAAGTTAATTTTATTGATTCCGTTTGTGGTAGGTTTTACATCAACCTCGGAATACCACACAGAAACACCAATTATTAAACTTCAACCTAAAGAAATTGAGATTGAAGAGCTCGTACCTAAACCAGATTTGGTTGAGGCAAAGCGTGTGGTGGATTTAGCTCCATTAATTGAAGCTATGATTTGGGTTGAAAGTAGAGATAATGATTCGGCTTACAACAAACGAGAAGATGCTGTCGGGTGTTTACAGATTCGACCAATTATGCTAAGAGAGTGTAATCGAATCTTAGAACTCCAAAATGTAGAGAAACGATACACTCTTGAAGATAGATGGAGCCGAACAAAGTCGGTTCAGATATTTTATGTAGTAAATAATTATCATCACGAAAACGCAACATATGAAGAAATCGCAAGGGCATGGAATGGTGGTCCGAACTGGGCTCAAAAGGGTGGTACAAAAAGATATTGGAACAAAGTACAACGGAAACTCAAAAAAGAATCTAAGAAAGATGAACATAGCGATAATAGGTTCACCGAAATATGAAAATGTTAGAAAACTAAGAGAATTTTTATTCACCATCAAAGAGAGGTTGGGGACTGATGTTAACATCATAACCAGAGGAAATAAAGATGGTACTGAACGATATGTTAGGAAGTACGCATTAGAATTCGGTTTAAGATATACAGAATATAATCCGGCTCATACGAGTCGGAATTTGTATAGTGGTATGACTGATGATTACTATGATAAACCATTTCACCCAACCCAAACACTACACCAATATGATTGTGTAGTAAAACACGCTGATAAGATATTCTACTTTGGTGGAATAAAAGTATCAGAGCAAAGACACTTTGAAAAATTGTTACAACGATTTGGAAAACGTGTTACATATATGAATTAATTAAACTGAGTTAAATACTTATATACAAAGGAAAAAAAGTTATGACCAAACAGAGAAAAAAGCCTCTGATACTTTTACTATCAGATGATTTAAGGTTACATAGTGGTATCGCCACAATGTCAAAAGAGCTGGTACTACACACCGCTCATAAATTCGATTGGTTGCAAGTGGGTGCGGCCGTAAAACATCCCGATGAAGGAAAGTTTTTTGATGTATCAGATGATATCAATAAAGAAGCAGGTATCACAGATGCAAGTGTTAGAATCATACCATCGAGTGGTTATGGTAATCAACAGATGCTTCGGCAGATAATCACTACTGAAAACCCAGATGCAATCCTACACTTCACCGACCCTCGCTTTTGGGGGTGGTTGTATTCTATGGAAGATGAGATTCGTAGACACATTCCAATTTTCTACTATAACATTTGGGATGATTTGCCAGACCCGATGTGGAACGCACCCTTCTATGGAAGTTGTGATTTACTGATGGGTATCTCAAAACAAACGTATGGTATCAACAAACGTGTTATGGAAAAGTTTGGTATGGCAATGGAAGATTGGCAGATTCGCTATGTACCACATGGTGTATCTGAACGATATAAACCAATCTCTGAAGATTCCGAAGAATACCAATCGGTATTGAATATGAAAAAATCATTGGGAATTGAAAATAAGAAATTTGTGATATTGTACAACAACAGAAATATCCGTAGAAAGAATCCTGGTGATGTAGTATTAGCATACAAAGAGTTTTGTGATACACTTACACCTGATGAGATTAAGGATGTAGTATTGTTGTTCCATACTCAGGAAGTAGACCCGAATGGTACTGATTTACCTGAGGTTATTAAGAATGTTTGTCCTGATTATGATGTGGTGTTCACCAATAGTAAATACTCAACTAATGACTTGAATTTGGTTTATAATCTTGCTGATGTTACAATTAATATGGCATCTAATGAGGGATTTGGTTTGGCAACTTGTGAATCGGTAAACGCAGGTACACCAATCATTGTAAATGTAACTGGTGGTATGCAAGACCAATGTAATTTTACAATCGATGGTAAATATATTACACCCGAACAATATGTTGAATTAGGTTCACTTCACAATCGTAAGAAACTACCTGAAAATCTAAGTTGGGGTAGTTGGGTAAATCCTATATGGCCATCGAATCGCTCATTACAAGGTTCACCAGCAACACCATACATTTTTGATGATAGATGTTCATACGAAGATGCTGCTAAAGCTATTAGACAGTGGTACGATACTCCAAAGGAACGTAGAATTGAATGTGGATTAGAAGGTTCTAAATGGATGAAATCAGAAGAAAGTGGAATGAGTGCTTCCCAAATGGGTAAACGTTTTGTTAAATGTATGGAAACCGCATTAGAAAAGTGGCAACCAATAAATGAAGTAGTATTATGGAAGATATAAAAAAGTTTTGTGTAGTAAGTTGTCCAATTTCCACTCGTAGTGGATATGGCGCAAGGAGTAGAGATTTTGTTAGAGCTCTAATTAAATCAAAGCCAGATTGGGATATCAAAATCCTATCACAAAGATGGGGTGAAACCGCAATGGATGTTTTGGAGCCAGGCGCTGATGATGATTTGTTGAATAGAATTATATTCAAAAAAGAGAATAGAAAGCCAAATGTTTGGATTCAAATTACTGTACCAAATGAATTTCAACCCGTTGGGGATTACAACATTGGGGTAACTGCTGGTGTGGAAACCACAATCATGCCACCTGCGTGTTTGGAAGGGATTAATCGAATGGATAAGGTTTTGGTATCATCTGAGTTTACTAAGAAGGTAATCGAAAGTACTACATTTGATAAGAAAGACCAGCAGACAAATCAAATGGTTGGACAATTAAAATGCACAACTCCAGTAGATGTTTTATTTGAAGGTATTGATATCAACATATATAATAATAAAGCTGAGTCTGAGGTGGGTATCAATGATGCACTAAAAGATGTTAAAGAACCATTTGCATTTTTGTTTGTTGGGCATTGGCTCAAAGGAGATTTTCAACAAGATAGAAAGAATGTAGGTGGTTTGATTTGGACATTCTTAAACGCGTTTAAGAATAAAACAAAACAACCAGCTCTAATTCTAAAAACAAGTGGTGGTAGTACATCATTGGTAGATAGAGTTCGAATTAAAAAAATGATTGAACAGATTAAATCACAATGTGATTCTGCCAGATTACCAAACATCTACTTACTTCATGCCGATTTAACTGATGAAGAAATGAACGCATTGTATAACCACCCGAAGGTTAAAGCACACGTTTCATTTACAAGAGGTGAGGGATTTGGTAGACCTTTGTTGGAAGCAACAATTAGTGGTAAACCAATGGTAGTATCGGCATGGTCGGGTCATACGGATTTCTTAAATCCTGAAATGGTAACTTTAGTTGGGGGTAATCTAACAAAAGTACATAAATCGGCAGCAGATAAACAATTCTTATTAGAAGAGGCTGAGTGGTTTGAGATAGATTATGGTATTGCTGGTGGTGTTATGAAGGATATGTTTGATAATTATAAGAAGTATTTGGAGAAGTCCAGAAAGCATAGACAATACACTAAAGATAGGTTTACATTTGAACATATGGTAACTCTATTGGGAACTCAACTTGAAGATGTTAACTCTAAACCACAAACTGTTGGATTGACATTACCAAAGTTGAAAAAGAAAGAAGAACCGAAAAAAGTAGAACTACCTAAATTAAAAAAGGTAACTGAGTAATGCCAGGATACTATAATACTCATTTGAGGAAAACATCAGACCCCACTCCAATTACGAAAAGTAAGATGGAGCGGGGTATGGTGGTTAAAATTAAGTACAAAAAGGATACGGGTACAAAATTGTATCTCGTATTTGTACTACAACCAAAATGGCCCAATACCACCGACGGTAAGTTGCATGGGTTATCTTTAGATGCAGTAAGTCCATCCAAACTTCAGGAAATTTCAGAAATTTACAATGAGGTTATATCCAAATCATCAAAGGTTAAAAGATTAGATTTGGCTAAGATTCAAATTAATGAAGCATCTAAAGTGTTTTATACATCAGAAATCAAAACTGAAAAGCAATTGAAAGCAGCATATCGTACATTCAATCTATTGGACATCAAATCAATTCAAGCAGTAAACTACGATTGGGGTAGATACGATAAGGTAGCGGATAGAGATTCCAGAAGAAGGAAGATGGAAGAAGAAGCGGAACTCAGAAGATTGGAAGCTGAACAAAAGAAAAATCGTAACTAACTGAGTATCAACACGTTGGTTATGATAGTGGAGCAGTAAGAAAAAAAGAAGGATAATGTTTGTTTAAATGAACAATTTTTCGTATATTTGTTTTAATATAGATACATTATGAAGATTAGTTACGCAGTTACAGTATGTAATGAGTTTGTAGAAATCCAAAAACTCATCCCCTTTCTTTTAGATAATAAGAGAGCTGGTGATGAAGTTGTCGTGTTATTCGACTCTAAGAATGGAACAAAATCCGTAGAAGATTATCTACGAAGTAAATCAGTAAATGGTGGATTTTTATGGTTTCCATATGAGTTCGATGGACATTTTGCGGATATGAAAAATAAACTCACCGAAATGTGTAGTGGTGATTACATCTTTCAGATTGATGCAGATGAAATTCCACATGAAGTTTTGATGGAGAACTTACCCGCCATTCTAAAAGAGAACGCTATTGATGTAATCTTAGTACCCAGAGTGAATACGGTAGATGGGTTGACGCAAGAACACATCAATAAGTGGAGATGGAATGTAAATGAAAAAGGTTGGGTAAATTGGCCTGATATGCAATATCGTATCTACAAAAAATCAGATGATATTAAGTGGGTAAATAAAGTACATGAGGTTTTGGAGGGATTCCAAACTTTATCACATTTACCAATGCAAGAAGAGCTAGCACTATATCATCCAAAGGATATTGTTAGACAAGAGAAACAAAACGCATATTACGAAACGTTATGAAAAAAGAAATATTAGATAATTTAAAGTCAATAGGAATCTGTGTGGTTGAAGATTATTTTTCACCAGAGTTCTGTGATTCCGCCATCAAAGATATAGAAGATGGTTTGGTAACATATTCTGATAAGGTACAATCAGAAACGCATGAGGGAACTTCTGGAGATTTTAGATTGTTTAAAATGGAAAATCGTTACCAAAGTGCTAATGATTTCGCTAATGATTCCTTTTTATTAGATGTGGCATCAGAATACTATGGGTATCCGATGGTAAGTCATTTTGTATTAGGTGGTAAAGTACAACACAATCCGAATCAAATTACGAACAGTGGCGGTGGTTGGCATCGTGATAACAGAGCCAAACAAATCAAAACTATAGTGTATTTATCTGATGTGGATGAACACAGCGGACCTTTTTCATTCTTACCTGGTTCTAATAATTACGATTTACCAACTAGAGATGGAATCGGTAAAGCAACTCGATATGAAGATGATGTGGTAGACTCCTTTTGTACATCAAATAGTGTAGAACCATTCAAAGTAATCGGTAAGAAGGGGACTGTTGTTTTTGTAGATACATCACACATACATCGTGGATTGAACATTGAAGAAGGTGTTAGATATACACTAACAAATTATTATTTTGAGAACCACCCCCAACGACTTCAAATGAGTGAAGATAAGTGGGGTAAATACTACATATAATGGCACATATTTTTAAACAACCTGAAAATGGTAATAAAGGTATTGTAGTGTTTACCCATAAAGAGTGGCCGTGGTTGTTACAAAATGCGCAATCGGTACTTTCTGATTTAAAACAATATTTCTTTTTGGGATGGAATCAGGGTACATACTTTGGGAACATTCAAATGCCAGATGTTGTTGATTTTGCTTTTACAAGTCCAAATTGTATTTCATTTCCAGATAATGGTAACACTCAGAGTATAGAATTATTAGATAGAAACTTTATCAATTCTGAGTTTAGAGATTTGGGGATAGGGGATAGATACTTTGATTTCATTACTGTAGCGAGAACAATCAAACTAAAGAACTTACCAGCTTTTATGCGTGGAGTTAAGAATTTGTATAATAATGGTCACAACTACAAAACACTGTTAGTTATTCCTAAATCGGAAAACGAAACTCCTGAAAAGTACGATACTGATATTGTAGACTTATATAGAGATTTGTTCACCGAAGAAGAACGAAACAACATTACACTTCTTAGATTATCCAGTGAGCTTGGGTTTATGGGTATCTCTCCAGAAACACTTAATTGGTTGTACAATAATACAAAGGTATTGTACATAGGTTCTGATTCAGAGGGTGGTTGTAGGGTTGTACACGAAGCTCTTTTAGCGGGCTGTGATGTTGTATATTGGAAAGACCACAGAGGTCCACTAAAAGATTATTTGAACAATAATAATAGTGTTGCGTTTGATACATACGATACTATAGATGTGGCTCTGAAGGAATCTATTGATAAGTACAAATATCACATTGGGAAGGGTACACAATACAATGAGCTGTTAAGCGAAACATTTCATATGGAAAAGTTAACCCCACATTTTGAAAAATTATACGATAGGCATAATCAGAAGTTTGATGGTAAGTTGATAAATTGTAACAAACTAGCCAACAGATTACCAGCACATCACCTAGATGTGCCGTGGTATGATGATGAGTTTCCAACGGCAGATATATTAAGTGTATCACGACTTACAAAATTTATAAATTATTTGAATGAACAACTACATTGAAATAGCAGGACGTAAGATTGGTTTGGATTACAAACCATTGGTTATAGCTGAAATTGGTATCAATCACAATGGTGATTTATCCATAGCTAAGGAAATGGTAGATGCTGCATATGAGAGCGGTGCGGAAGTAATCAAACATCAAACTCATATTGTTGGGGATGAAATGTCCTCTGAAGCAAAGAACACAATACCAGGCAATGCTACAGATTCCATATATGATATTATGGAACGTTGTGCGTTGAACGAATCCGATGAACTTGAACTTATGAGATATGTTGAGAGTAAGGGTATGATATTTATATCCACACCCTTCTCCAGAGCAGCAGCAGATAGGTTAGAATCATTCGGAGTATCGGCATATAAGATTGGTTCTGGTGAATGTAACAACTACCCATTGATAGAACATATATGTAAGTTTGGTAAACCCATCATACTATCAACGGGTATGAATACCATTGAATCTATCAGACCCTCAGTTGATTTAATGAAAAAGTACAACATTCCATATGTTTTACTACATTGTACAAATCTATATCCGACGCCATTTGAGTTGGTTAGATTGGGCGGTATGCAGGAATTACAAGACCACTTTCCAAATGCTGTGGTTGGATTATCAGACCATACAATCAATAACAATGCGTGTTTAGCCGCAACGGCACTTGGGGCTTGTGTTCTTGAGAGACACTTTGTTGATACAAAGAAGAGAGTTGGGCCAGATATCCTATGTTCTATGGATAAAGATGAGTTAAAAGATTTGATTCAATCTTCAAATGAAATATCTATGATGCGTGGTGGTAGTAAGGGCCCTGCCGTAGAAGAGCAAGTTACAATGGATTTTGCATTCGCAACAGTTGTTACAATTGATGATATCAAAGAGGGTGATATACTTACGATGGAGAATCTGTGGGTTAAACGACCCGGTACAGGTGAGATAAAGGCAAAGGATTACCATCAATTGTTGGGTAAGGTTGTAAATACGAATATAGCTAAAGATACACATTTAGAATGGAATATGATTCAATAAAAAATATTGTATTTGTAACTGGAACTCGTGCGGATTTTGGTAAGTTGAAATCTCTAATAAAAATTTTGGAGAAAAATCCAAAATTCAACACAAAGGTGTTTGTAACGGGAATGCATACAAATCCAAGGTATGGGTTGACTTCGTTGGAGGTTAGAAAAAATAACATTCAAAACATATTTGAATATATCAACCACACTAACGAAACTCCAATGGATATGATTATGTCCAAAACCATAGAGGGGTTTTCAGATTATTTGAAGAGAGAAAACAACGAAGTTGACTTGATTGTAGTACATGGTGATAGGGTAGAAGCATTGGCGTGTTCTATAGTTGGCAGTTTGAACAACATATTGGTAGCTCACATTGAGGGTGGTGAGGTATCGGGTACTATAGATGAACTTATTAGACATTCTGTTACAAAAATGAGCCATGCCCATTTTGTATCAAACGATGATGCAAAGAACAGAATCGTTCAGTTAGGTGAAAACCCAGATGATGTGTGGGTTATTGGTTCTCCTGATTTGGATTATATGACTCCTGATAAAATGGTAGATGTCGATACAGCTAAAAGATACTATGATATACCATATGAGAATTATGGAATATCACTGTTCCATCCAGTAACAACCGAACATCAGAATATGAAGAGATATACAAAGCAATACTTTGAAGCACTTTGTAAATCAGATTTAAACTATGTGGTAGTTTATCCAAACAACGATTTAGGTTCAAATTACATTATCGATGAAATCTCAAAATTAAATTCTGATAAGTTCAAAGTTGTGAAATCTTTAAGGTTTGAGTACTTCCTATCACTACTAAAGAACTCAGATTTTATGATTGGAAACTCATCTGCTGGTATTCGTGAGGCTCCCTTTTTTGGTGTACCAACGATTGATGTGGGAACTAGACAAAGTAATCGTTCATTAGATGATTCGGTGTTCAACTGTGGGTATGATGTAGATGAAATATTAGAATGTCTGTTTACCAACAAAGATAAGAGGTTCTCAGATAATCAGCAAAACTTTGGTGATGGTAGAAGTGATATTCGATTTGAATCAATTCTTATGGATGGTCGTATATTTGATATCCCAAAACAAAAAGTATTCAATAAGGTATGATTAGAGTATTGATTCCAGCAAGAGGTGGTAGTAAACGTATTCCAAATAAAAATCTACTAAAGGTAGATGGACATAGTTTGGTCGGCCGTGCCATAATGGTTGGTAAGAAAATTACCGATAATGTTTGGGTAAGTACGGATTCTGATAAGATAAAATTAGAATCTTTCAAATATAATTCGTATATTCACAACAGAAAGAATGAACATGCTACTGACCACTCACCAACGATAGATACAATACTGGATTTCTTATCTGAGTATAAAGATACAACCACATTGGTACTACTACAGTGTACTACACCATTTACAAACTATGAAGATGTTCTCAGAGGGATACGTGAAGTGCAAAGTGGTGAATATAATAGTGCTGTATCCGTATTTGGTGAGCGGTGTTTTTATTGGAGTGGTGATAATCAACCACAATATGATACAAAAAACAGAACCAGAACGCAAGATATGAATCCTTACTATAAAGAAACAGGTGGGTTCTATGTGATTAATGTGAGTGAGTTTTTAAAGAACCCCATAGTAACTACAGAACCAACAAAGCTCATAGATGTATCGTTGAAGAGTAGTTTTGATATAGATACATTCGAAGAATACGAACTAATAAAAGAGATGAAATGATACCTGAGGTAAAGATAAATGATAAATCATTTCCTATATTTTCAAATAGGAATTCAAACTTAGATTTCTTCCACATTAACAATGTAGCATTGGTGGCTAGTAGTGGTACTTTGTTAGATAATGAATTTGGAAAGCAAATCGATGAGCATGATATGGTTATTAGATTTAATGCGGCTAGAGTAGATGGATATGAGAAGTATGTGGGTTCTAGAACAGATATCCGTATCTTAAACGGACACGCATTTAATGGTTCTACAAAAAAAGATGTTTGTTTGAATCACGACCCGAATTTCTTATCTAATTTAGAAAATGAAACATTTTTGATTAAATCATTCAATGCCGTTGAATTTATTGAAGGTGTGTTGATGAATGTTAACAAAACTCCTCTTAACTTTTTACACCCAAACTTTTTAATGTATTGTAATGGATTGGTATCTAAGCCAGAAGCTAGCGCCGGTTTAGTTGGGGTTATGTTAATGGTTACGTTGGGAATAAAACCAACATTGTATGGATACGGATTCTATTCAGAACCCAACGATAGAGTACATTATTGGGAAGAGGTAAATCCTAATTGGAAAACAGGACATGGTTTTGATGAAGAACGTAGAATTATCGAAGAATTGGAAAGTAGAGAACTAATAAAGGTAGTGAAATGACTGAACACAATAATAAAGAAAATAAAATGAATTACACAAATGATAATGGTTATGCATTAACCTACGATGATATTCAACTCGTACCAAAATTCTCAGAAATCAAATCGAGAAAAGGAATCAACTTAAATACTAAGTTGAGTAGAAGATATGGATTACTACGACCAATTGTAGCATCACCTATGGATACCGTATGTGAATTTGATATGGCATACAAAATGGCAGAACTTGGTGGTGTGGGATGCATCCACAGATTTATGAGTATCAAAAAGCAATGTGATATTGTGAGTAGATTAAAGGAATCATTTTACTCAGATGATTTTGGTTTAGCTGAGAGCTGGGGTGTGATGTACGATGATTGGCATACTGAAGAACGTAGGATTCCGATTATGGCCGCCATCGGTGTTCAGGAAGAGGATAAGGATAGAGCTAACGCTCTTGTTAATGCAGGAGCAAATGTTCTTCTTATTGATGTAGCACATGGTGACCATCAGAATGTTTTAGATATGGTTATTTGGTGCAAGCGGATGTTATCATCTCACGTTGATATTATCGCTGGAAACATTGCAACAGCTGAAGCAGCAGAAAGATTAGAAGAGGCTGGTGCTGATGGATTGAGAGTTGGTATTGGTGGTGGTTCACTTTGTACAACCAGAGTTAAGACTGGATTTGGTGTTCCAAACGTAACATCTTTAAAAGAAGTTGATTTGGTAGCAACCACACCAGTTATGGCTGATGGGGGAATCAGAAGTAGTGGTGATATCGCAAAAGCATTGGCTGTTGGTGCTGATTGTGTAATGCTGGGTTCTTTATTAGCAGGAACAGATGAAGCACCTGGTCAGATTGTAGAAACACCAAATGGGTTATATAAGAGATACAGAGGTTCTGCTTCGTTGGAAACCAAAGTAACACATGGGCAAGAAGCAAGAAATGTTGAGGGTGAATCCACTACAATTCCATATAAGGGGGGTGTTAAGTTCATCATCAACGGATTGTTGGATGGTGTTAAATCAGCACTATCTTATGCCGGAGCAGAGAATCTGAGAGAATACATGCCACAATATGTGATTGTAACGAATAGTGGTATTAGCGAAGCTAAACCACATTTATTGTGATAAAATTTGGATATTAAATAAGTTATTCGTATATTAGTAGTTATGGATGCAAATACCACATATACAACTGAAGAGTTTGAGTTAGGTGATTATAAATTTACATATGCACATTGGGGACATCGTGCTGTACACAAAAAGAAATTCACCTTAGAGGATATCCTAACTCAGACGGGATACCTGAAAGAAGGTGATATTGTGATAGATATTGGTGGGTTTTCTGGAGATACACCCATCTTATATTCAAACGCAGTTGGAAGTAGAGGTAAGGTAATTGCATTTGAACCAAATCCATATTCATATGCGGTATTAGAGGTAAATTCTCAGTTGAATCCACATTTGAATATACAAACTGTAAACAAAGCGATAACCGAAGAAGATGGTGAATACACATTTCATTATTCGGATAATGAGTATTGTAATGGTGGGTTTGCTAGTGATATTGATTTTGGTATAGGGGCTACTGGACACACAGTACCTCTAAACGTTAGTGGTGTTAATCTAACAAAATGGATTGATTCAAACTTAACGGATGAGGAAGTAGATAGAATCTCCTTTATAAAAATAGATACCGAAGGGTATGATTATAAGATATTACGTTCAAATAAAGAATTATTCAAACGTATCAGACCTATACTTGAAGTCGAATTGTATCCAGCACTAACTTTAAGAGAAGTAAAGGAGATGTACTCCATATTAACTGAAATTGGATATGGTGTATTTAAACAAAACAAATCGAGAGACTGTTCGGCCGGTTCATTAGATAGGAGATTATCAGAATCACAATTCATAAGATTATTCAATAATATAAAAAGTGGTGAGGATATAGTAGCATATCCGACCGAATTAATACCTAAAGATAAAAATATGTTAAGTAAAAAAGATATTTCATTCATTCAACCAAGCAGAAACAATCTAAAGTATCTGAAATGGTCGTATGAATCAATTAGAAAGAATGGTGGAGATGAACCAACCATTTGCGTAGCTGATGATTTCAGTAGCGATGGAACTTGGGAGTGGTGTCAGGAGATGATGAAAAAAGACCCGAACTTCAAAGCAATCCGAAACGAAGGACCAACTCGATTAGGGCATACAATCCTATATGATAGATTGATAAATGAGGTAGCAACCACACCCATCGTAGGAATCTATCATGCGGATATGTACCTTTGTCCTGGCGCATTGGAATCTGTATTGGAACATATAGCACCATTAAGTGTTGTTTCGTTGACTCGAATCGAACCACCACTCCATCCCGATGGGCCTGAGAAGATTTTGATGGATTTTGGTATTGAGCCGGAAGAATTTGTGGAGATGGAAGATGAGTTACTACATCAGATTCCATCATTGAAGCAAGGTAGAACTACAGAGGGTATCTTTGCACCTTGGTTTTTGTTCAAAGAAGATTTTACATCAATTGGTGGACACGACCCTCTATTCGCACCACAATCAAAAGAGGATACTGATATATTTAACAGATTTCATTTGAATGGTTATAAGTTCATTCAGACTTGGGATGGGTTTGTATATCATATGACTTGTAGAGGTAGTAGATTTGCAGATGGAGCAAAAAGAAATCCAAATGGTGAAGTGTTTATGAAGAACAGAGAAACAGATGAGTGGTTAACTCAGAACCAGCGTTCTACTCGAAACTTCCTTAGAAAGTGGGGGCATTATTGTAAACATGATAGTTTGATGAAACCAATTGTACCACCTAAGTATGATGTACAATTCAGAATATTCAACGCAAATGAACTTATCCTAAGTATGCTTGAACCGTGGTGTGATAACATCTATGTGGATATTGAACAAAGCAAAATAGATGAGTATATTGAAAAAGAACAACCCGATACAGATTATGATTTGACTCAGAGAATTAACAAAGATGGGGTGGATTCTGATATCATTTTGAGGTTTGATGCAAATAAATTTACTCAAAATTCATATAACATCATACAACAACTATCTGCCATACTTGAGTCTAATGAAATTGAGGTTGGAACGTTCGAATTGGACATATTTGAGATAACGATAAACAAAGTAAAAACATACGAGCACAACTTAATTCGATTGAATTGATATAGTTATATGTGTTATGATGTACTATATTTTACTTCCAGATGATTCGGATGATGGGGTTCAATACTCAACAAACGTATTGGGTGAAATCTCATTTAAAAACTTTTGGGCAGACCAAGGATTCGAAATATTTCAAAGAATGGTTCATAAGTATCCTGATACGTTGGAACATATAAAAATTAAAGATGAAAAGAGTAAAGAATACACACCAGAAGAGTTTTTGGATGTGATATCTAAGCTAAATATAATCCGTTAATTATACAAAAAAAGGAACACATGGGTAAGATTAGGATGAACGATTATGCATCCGACGAGTGGGATGATTTGGATGAACTACATGGTGGACGAGAGAAAATAAAAAGAAAAAACAATGGAAAATCAAAAAACACGAATGAAGATGACCTTCACGAATCACAACGGCTGCCTGCCGGTTGGAGAGAGGGTGATAGTTTTATCGGTAGACGAAAAAAAGCAAGAAATTAAACTTGCTGACCCATTTGATAGAGAATGGGTTGTACCGATGGCATATGTTTTTCTTCCTGAATAATACTTATACAAAAGAACACTAAGGATTATTATGCCAGCAAAATCAAAAGCACAACAAAAGTTTATGAGTTTGGTTTACGCTCTTAAAAAGGGTGATGTAAAACCTTCAGATGTATCGCAAGATGTGAAGGATGCAGCTAAATCAATGAAAACAAAAGATGTAAAAGATTTTGTTGATACTAAGCAATCTAATTTACCTAACAAAGTTGAGGTAGCATTAGAGGAACTTATCAAAAAGATAGATGAAGAGTGGAGTGATAAGTACAAGCGGAGTATCGATTGTAATAATCCAAAGGGGTTTTCACAAAAAGCACATTGTGCTGGTAAAAAGAAAAAGTAATGGAGGAAATAAATGTTATTAAAAGTTGGTTCACGTGGAAATGAAGTAAAATTATTACAAGAATTTCTTGGGATTGGAGCAGATGGGATTTTCGGTAAGGGAACTGAAGCAGCAGTTAAAGAGTTTCAAAAAATCAACGGTCTTACTGCTGATGGTATTGTTGGCCCTGCCACTTGGGATTGTATGGGTATCGCTACTACTGATGATTCTGAGAAGGCGTATGAAACGGAAAATGGTTTAATCGTAAACAGACATTTCCTTCCAGTTGGGGAATACAAATCAGGCCCAACAAATAAAGAATATTGTTTCTTACATCATACTGCTGGATGGCACAATCCATACAATTGTATAGACCAATGGGGTAGAGATTCTCGTGGTGCTGTTGCAACTGAATTTGTATTGGGTGGGCCATCGGTAAAAGGAAACGATGAATCATACGATGGTGTAATGGTTCAAGCATTTCCAGAAGGTGCATATGGATGGCACTTGGGAAAGAATGGTTCACAACACATGCATACACATTCAGTAGGTATCGAAGTATGTAACTTTGGATACGTTAAGGATGGTAAAACATATGCGGGAACCAGAGTACACGAATCACAATTGGTTGAATTAGATAAACCATTTAGAGGATTCAAAACTTGGCATAGATATTCGGATGACCAAATCGAAGCACTGAGATTATGGATTCTTTGGATTGGTGAAAGAGATGGTATTGATATCAGAGCTGGATTACCATCATTGGTTAAACAAAAAGGTGCAGATGCATTTGAGTTTAATGAGGATGCATACTATGGTAAAGTGAAGGGTGTGTGGACTCACACAAACACTCGTAAAGATAAATTTGATATGTTTCCACAACAAGAGTTGTTGGATATGTTAGTGGGGTTATAATATGAATCAGTTAGAAGATATATTTGATACGGACTGGTTCAAAGAACTTCCGTGGAAAAATAGAATATGGATTAGAATCAAAGTTGCATTCTTTGGATTTATGGAGATGATGTAATGAAAAATTGGACTTCAGTAAGAGCAGTGTATCTACTCATGTCAATCGTACTATTATCGGCAATGGTGTTAGATAATTGGTGGGTAGTGGTATTTGTTATCGCTATGTTAAATGTTGGGGTATGGACTAAGTTTTGTCCATCTAAGTGGTTGTTTGAGAAGATTGGGTTAAGAAAGACGGAGCTCTAAAATGAGCGCTCTTTCTGGCATTTCGCTAAAATCAAAAATAGCACTGGCAGTAGCTGGTGTTATTATGTTAACCTTTTTTGTGGTTCAAACTTGTATAGTATTTGAGTTATGCCCACCCACACTCTTCTTAGCTAAGTTTGGGTGGGGTTGTGTTGTTGCGTTTATGCCACCATTCTTTATGGTTGTTTCTGAGTTCATTGGAAACATCAAACTGAAGGAAGAGAGGATTGATTCTCAATTAGCAGGTATTAGCCAATCCAACTTAGTAGTAAAACTAACAATGGATGGTTACATTTTATCGGCAAATCCAAACTTTTGTACTCTTATGGGATGTGCTGAGGGTGAGGTTACAAAACAACCCCATAGTAGGATGGTTACACCTGAATATGCTAAAAGTAAAGAATATTTAGAGTTTTGGGAAAAATTAAGGAGAGGTGAGAGTATTACTGGTGAGTTTGAGAGGGTAGCTAAAGATGGTTCAAAAAGATGGTTATATGGTAACTACACTCCAATCAAAAACAAAGATGGAGAGTACGATACAATTCTGAAAATAGCCACAGATGTTACAGCACAACATAAAGCAGAAGAAGTGGTAACACAAAAGAATGCGTACTTAGAACACGCCGCAAAGATACTCAGACACGATATGCACAGTGGTATCAATACTTATATTCCTCGTGGGTTATCTTCACTACGACGTAGGTTAGATGATGATAAAATCAAAGAGTTAAGAATAGGCGCACCACTACGAATGTTAGAGGAGGGGCTAAAGCATACACAAAAAGTATATGCTGGTGTTAAAGAGTTTACCAATTTGGTAAAAGAAGATGTTCAGCTCGATAAATCGGATTACGATATTAGACAAATACTTAAAGAATATTTATCATCTACATCTTACTCAAAGCAAGTGATGATTGATGAGTTACCAACTATATCAGTTAATCAGGCACTGTTTTGTACAGCTATCGATAATTTAATTAGAAATGGTTTGAAATATAATGATAGTTCCACTAAAATGGTCACTATTTATATGGAGAACGATTCTACGCTATGTGTAGAAGATAATGGTAGAGGATTGACATCTGAAGAATTCAATGAGTTATCCAAACCATATGTAAGAAAGAAAGGACAAAAGGAAAGTGGTTCTGGATTGGGATTGAATATATGTATTTCGATTCTGAAAGAACATGGTTTTGAAATAAGTGCAGAGAAAGTTAACCCAGGAACTAAATTAAGGATAAAGGTAAAATGAGCGATATGATTAACTCAATTTTGTTGGTGGATGATGAAGATTTATTCCACTTAGTATTCGAAGATGCGTGTAGCATTTTGGACATCACACTATCTCTTGAAGCACTCAACTCTTCCGATGAGGCGGATAGAAAATTCCGTGAATGGTTTCCCGATGACCCAAATCATGAAAGGCCCGAATGTGTATTCGTTGATTTGAACATCATTGGCTCATCGTTTGATGGAATTGAATTGATTAGAAAAATCAACTTTGATTATGGTAATGGTTGTGTGATTGGTATCATATCATCATCCGATGATAACCAAGAAATTGAAAAAGCAAAAGCAGCTGGTGCTCAATTTTGGATTATTAAGTCTGATGATATTGAACCAAGATTAGAAGAGTTCCGTAACGATTACGATGGATACTTAAATAAAACAAATCCATTTAAAGTTTATAAATGATAAAAAAATTAGGACATATCTTAACATACCACGATTCAGAACCAACTGAGGTTCTGCAAGGATTAATATGGTTCATATTTGCACCTATTGTATTAGAAGCAGAATTCTTTCCACAATTATGGTATGTTGCCATTATTAGTGTTCTCATTGGGATGGGTACATTATATTCGGTAGTATATCGTAGTTTAGAAGTAAGAAGATTGTTTGGATATGGGTACGCCTCACTGGCTGTATTGTTTGTTATGATACACTTTTTGAACAAAGATTTAGTGTGGACTCCTATGAATTGGGGGTGGGTTGTTATAGCTATTAGTGGTATAAGTAATATCCGAAGAATCACTCAAAAAATTCAATCTAAAAAAAGTGATAAAGTAAAAGATGATATCTCCCAAATGTACAGAGAAGATTTGGAAAAAAAGATTGAAGAGTTACAAAAACAAAATTTTGATTTGAGACTGGAGAAAATAAAGCTCAATGAGAAATTATTAGATGAGTAATGTGTTATGAAACTAAATGAGTTATCCAAAGAAAACATACTGAAACTAGCATCGGAAAAGAGAATATATTTAGAAGGTAATATTCTGAAAGTATTGAAAGCATCCGATGGTGATACTGAGGTGATTGAATATCTGAAGCAATGTAAGGATAAGGATACAACTGCTCGTAAAAAGAGATTACAGGTCACAAAGCAAGTTCAGAAACAAAACAAAGAGTTAGTTACCAAACAAAAGGAAACTGATGACTTGATGGTTGAACTTCAAAACGCATTGGATTCTGCCAAAAAATCCGAAGAGGAGGCAAACAAACTCAGAGAAGATGCTGAGAAATCAAAGGATAAGGCATTAGAGGATTTGGACCTGATGCAGAAAAAATCTCAGTTTGAGTTGATTGGTACGATTGTAAGAGTTGCACTTTGGGTAATTATTGGGGTAGGTACGTTAACCACACTAATGTATGGGTTTGCTATAGTGAATGATAAGGAAACACAAATCATCGGTAGTACTTGGTCAAATATGTTTGGTATCCTTCTTACGAACGCGTTCTCAATTGTAGGTACGATTATGGGTGTGAAGTATGCATCCGAGTCTGATAAAAAATAATTCTATACTTATATGTATGATGTTAAGTTGGAATGACTATAAAAGATTAAATGAGAATATAAATCTGAATGAAAATGTGGTACTGAAGAAGTATCAGATTTATTTGGGTAATTTCCACTTACAAGAATTTTTAAAAGACCCAATAGATGGTGGTGATGTTCAACCTACACCAACACAAACCTTTTTCTTACTTCAAGAAAATGGAGATTATATATTACAAGAAAACAACGATAAAATAAGATTAGAATAATGGCAGACTCTAAAATTTCAGCATTACCAGCAGCAGCATCATTAGATGGCTCAGAATTGTTTGCTACCGTACAAAGTAGTGTAACTAAGTATACTACATTAGATGATGTTTCTAATTATGTAACAGGTTCATTTACACTAAACTCATCTGGCAGCAATGTCGATGATTTAGGAGGTACATCAGTAAGAACCTTATACACAAGAACTAATACAATAGCTCATACAGATTCAGTAAATACTGATTTTCTATCAGGTTCAAGTGAAGCATTTGGTTCAAGAAATATACCTTCTTCCTTTTTAACAAATACAAACTTTAAATCTAAAACATTACATTTTAGAGTATTTGGGGCCTTCACTTCTAATAATACAGATTGCGATGTTTACCTCCAAATAGGAAATGATATTTTAACCCATTCAAATATAGGTGCAACTCTTTCCCAACCCAATAATCATCCTTTTGAAATTTTAGGAGAAGTATATTTTACTGATGGTGATGCTAGAGTTTGCTATTCAATAGGACACTGTGATAATAGTGGAGATTATAAAAGATACCCACTATCAGATGCAACACAATTACAAGACGTAACTTCTTTTGGAGGTGGAGATTTTAAACTAATAATATCAGGTTCAGGCGATATAGATTTAACATCTTACGGAGGATATTTACAAGTTTGTAATTAATTAAATGGATAACCCAATCAGTTTCTCATAAATCAAACTATTTATAGTTGAAAAAGTTTAACCCAAAATAAGTTTGTAGAAGGAGTTCCAATGTTACAAAAGATTAGGAGTAATTGGATGGCTTTTAAAGATATATTCAAAGACGACAACGATGTTAATGAGAAAAACGTAATTGGTTTCCTTTCGTTCGCAGTAATGGTAATATTTGCATTGGCAGATTTGGTAACTGGCTACTTCGGTAAAGACTTAGTGGTACAGGAGTTTATTTACAACTCATTCGTCATAATCACATTAGGTTCATTTGGTATTGCTGGATTAGAGAAGTTCGCAAAAAAATAAATCTATGAAAAATGAATTTGTTAGGTGATAAAATGATATTATTGAAATCAACAACGACTCAGCTCGCTATGGGTATTTCTGCGTTTTGTGGATTTATGGGTAGTTACTTTATGAATTTGACTGCCAATAACACAGAGCAGTATTTGGCAGTAGTAGCTGTGATGTTGTTAGATGGGTTCTTCGGAGTAATCGCAGGAATCAAAAGAGAAGGTTTCAAAACCTACAAAGCATTAAACGTACTAAAAAATATATTCGCGTGGGAATTAATTCTCACAGTAGTTCTATCAATTGAATTAGGATTCAAAGGAACTTCTTGGTTATCCGAAACAATATTAGCACCATTTATGGTATTCCAAATGGTATCTGCGTTAAAAAACGCATCAATGGCGGGATTCATTAAGAACGAATTACTTAATGAAATCTTAGATAGAATCGATTCTCACAAAGGAAAACGCCAAAAATAATCATTTATTAGTAACAATACCATATTTATTTATATGAATGGTATAAGAGAATATGGTTGGAAAGATTGGATTAGCGTTCCTAAAAACAAAGAACTCTATAATAGAGATATGAATGAGGGAATGCGTCAGTTCAAACTTGAACAACAAAGAAGGAAAAGACTTGCGCAAAATGCAAGTTTTAACCTAAGAGGACTTTAATGGATAGATTAGAAAAACTAATGGAACTTCTTGAGAAGAAGTATGGTAGTGTTTCCGTTGAAGGAACTAATAAATCACGAATCAGAGAAATAGTACGTGAAGAGATAGAAAGGGTGAAAGAATCCCTTGAAGAAGTTGATGATTCGCAAATCTCGATGACGTTCGCATCACTTGAAAGAGCGATGAAATACTCAAAAGGTATTTATGGCAAAATGAAAGAGAGTGGTGTTAAGGATGTTGATGGTTGGGTATTTGCTAAAATTACTCTTGCTGAAGATTATCTGAAATCGGTTTATAGTTACTTAGATGGTAAAGATGGGTTAGATGATACACCAAACACACCAGATGATGTAGGGGGATAATGCCGAACTTTAACAGAAAAGATATGCCGCAAGTTAGTACTCAGAATATGAGTAAAGCGTTGGATAGAGTTGCTGATAGGGTAAGAGTATCCAAAGAATCAATTCGTGCTTCAAAGTTAAAGAAATCTCAGAAAGAACTTTACAAAAATAAAGTAAAGGGAATCGCATCAAAATTCAGTTCTCCAAATTCAATGAAACCATTGGTGATATCAAAAGATAATCACATTGTAGATGGACACCACAGATGGGCAGCCGCAATCTACAAATGGGGTGAAGATGTGAAAATACCAGTTCATCGAATCAATCTTACTGCTGTAAATGCCATCAAACTATATAGTATGATTGCTAACTCTATTGAGGAAATGGTTAGTGAACTAAAAGAAGGTGTGTGGTCTAAATCAGCACTAGCGGCAATGCATCGTAAACCAATGCCGGGTAGATACTTTATCTCAGATGAGAATGGTAATGTAGTAGAAAAGGGTTTGAAAACTCGCCGTTCTTGGGTTACTTATTTGCACAGAATGGGTAAGATTGGCGGTTCATTGAGTTATCACGGAATACCAAAAGTAGTTAACATCCACGATGGTAAGAAGAACAACGAAGTCGTTGACCAATACTATTGGAGAGATAAGTATGGTAAGGGTAGATACTCAATTGATATCGATAACCCAACTCTTGGAAGCTTCGATAAGATTGACCCTAAATATGTAAACTATAAAGAGATTGAGAAGCAACTTGGTTTGAAAGAAGCCATCACCATTCCGATTGAGATTGGTGATACTGTTTTGGGTGGTAAGTTCAAAAACAAACCAATCGTAGTGAAATCAATCGATAAGAATGAGAAGGGTGATATCACAATCAATGGTAAACCACTACTTAAATTCAGATTGATGAAAGAGGGTAACGACCAATTAGAAATGATGAAGTTACTCAGTAAGGCAATGAAAGCAATGCCGGGTTCACCAAAACAGAAGAAGATTAAGCAGGAGTTGAACAAACTCAGAATCAAAAATGGGTTAGAACCTATTCCTGAGGGATTAATGAATGAAATTCCTATGGATGACCTTCAGAAGATTGATACATTCGCAGATAAGAAGCTTAATCCAGTTGATGTGGTAATCACCGATAAACACTTCTTCGATAGATTGAATGACCCTCGAAATGGAAAAGAGATTACCTCAGCAGAGTTGATTGGATTCTTCAAAAGATTATCTAAGCATAAGAAAGATTTTGTTGAGTTCCTAAACAAGTACAATTCAGTAGTCGCTGTGGATGATAGAACGAACATCAATATTCCATTTATGAAGCAGGCTAACAAGGCAATCGCTAAGACAGTGATGAGAAAAAAAGATTTCAAAACACCCGACCAAAAGTTGGATATTTAACAAAAAATTCGTATATTAGAATGATAAAGTTAAAAAACATATTATTGGAAGGTAGATACGATAGATTGGTTGGTACTATTAACAAAGCAGTTTTCAAATCGATGAGAAGTGCGATTGCTGGTAGTGGTACACAGGAAAAACCTAAGAAGTATAAGGGTTATGAGGTTCGTAAAGACCCCATCCCCACACAAAATCTTTCTGATATGTTTGAAGCTGAGACTCGGACCATTTACGTTGGTGAATTCGCAGATTCAAAAGCGGGAATGGATGTGGATGTTGAGTTAAAATTGGCTGTATCTGAAGATAGTGTTAAGCCGGGCAAATTCTACATTGATGGAAACGCTGAGGGGGGAGATTTCCCAAGTATTGAGATTATGATTGGGTTACATCCTGAAGATGCAGAGAGTGGTAAGGTATTCTCAAAGATACAACCTGTATTGAGAGATTTGGTACGACATGAAATAGAACACGTAACACATGGTAGAGGTGCTTCAGGAGCTAAATACTCAAAGATAATGAGGGGTGATTTAGCAATGAGGAAGAAGATTCGTTCTAATCCTGAGTTGTACTACAAATACTTCTTACTACCAAAGGAGGTGGATGCTAATATCCACGGATTGTATTCAAAGGCAAAAACTATGAAACAACCTTACCAAAAAGTGGTTGATGATTATTTAGATTCATTGGTTGATGATGGGGTAATTACAACTGAGAAGAGAAAAGAAATTTATAAGAAATGGAAGAAACGAATCCCAAAGATTGGTGGAATTCCAACGTTGAGATAACTATGAATAAGAAAGAATTTATATCAAAGGTATTCAAATCTGAAATGAAGCAACTTAGCGAAGGTAAAACTCTACGGGTGTTTGATTTTGATGATACCCTAGCTACTACAGATTCTTATATCTATGTTAAGCATAAGGATGGTTCAGAAACCAAATTAGACCCAGCGGAATACGCGAAGTATAATGGTAAATCGGGTGATAGTTATGATTTCAGAGATTTCAATAAGAAGCTCAACAACCCTAAAGTAATCAAAAAGAATGTTGATTTACTTCGTAGAATGTTAGATTCTGGTGATAAGAAAGTAACCATTCTAACTGCAAGAGCACTTGCGTTTCCTGTGAGATATTGGTTCAAAAAAGAACTTGGAATGAATGTGTATGTAGTTGCACTTGGAAGTAACAACCCAAAGGATAAATCGGATTGGATTGAGAAACACATTAAGAAAGGATATACCGATATCGCATTTATGGATGATTCTTCAAAGAACATCAAAGCGGTTGATACGTTGAAATCTAAGTATCCTGATGTTCGTATAAAAACCCACTTAGTGAGGGAATTCACCGAACAAGATGTTCAGAAATATGTACAAAAGATAATTCACTAATTTTAATCTAATATTTATAATCAAATGAACTACGAAAAGAAAGTAATGGAAATGGCATACAACATCCTAATGAAACGGGATTTTGAATGGAGCGCTGAATTTAGTGATGAGATGAGAGCTCAGTTACTAAAATTACTTCTTGAGTACTTTACTGATATTGAACATTATGAAAAATGTGCTAATATTGTAAAGTTGCAAAACAAAAGTTTGGAGATTATGAATGGAAATATTAGCAAAGCAAATATCACCGGAAGTAACATCAGTTAAGGGGTGGTTAGTTTACGTTATGGATGTAACAGGAAGACCTATTCAGGCAGAGGTATGTGAACTTGATGATTTAGTACCTACAATCAAAAAATTCGAATCGATTTTTAATTTATGAAACTATTTATACTAAATGATGATGTAAATTCTTTCGACCACGTCATTCGGTGTATTCAGAAATATTTGAATTACCCATATATGCAAGGTTGTTCAATCGCAGATATTGTACACAACACTGGAAAGTGTTTGATTAAAGAATCTGATGATGAAGAACTGATTAAGGGTATATATGAGATGTTGGTTAAAGAGGGACTACATTTAAGAATTGAAGGATAATATGGCAAACACTAATGAAAAATCAAAAGGCTTGGGAGATTCAATCGCCAAAGTAACCGCAGCAGCGAAGTTAGATGTTCTTGCTGAAAAGATAGCTAACAAATTGGGAAAAGAAGATTGTGGGTGTTCAAAACGCCAAGAAAAGTTAAATAAAATATTCCCATACAATCGTGGAAGATAAGATGAATCTAAGAGAATTTATACAAAACGAAATCAATTCTGTACTATCAGAAGATGTGGAGTTGGACCAGGAGTTTAACAGAGCTGAACCTGTAGATGAGGGTTGGGTTGATTGGAAAGATGCACAAGAAGGTGATTCAGCGTTAGTAACCAAAGAAAATAAACTTGGATTAATTGTTAAAGCATATGGTAGAAAGTTCCATCTAAAATTTGTTGATGGTACTATGAAAACCTACGATGCAAAGGATTTAAAGTTTATGAAAGATGAATCCATAACCGAAGGTAAGGTTAAAGTGTTTATGAAAAAGATTTTAGGTAAAATGGTTGATGGTGGATTAGGTATCCACACACCACCTAAAATGAGAGATGAAATCAAAAAAGATATTGAAGATTCAATACGGAAGATTATGCAGAAGTACGATTACATTGTAGAATCTGAAGAGCAAATAGATGAAAAACTAATCACATTCTCAAACAGAGCACCATATGGACAGGTTGTATTTATGGCAGGTGGCGCTGGTAGTGGTAAAGGATTCGCAATTGATAATTTCATAGATTCGGCAGGATTCAAAGTGAGAGATGTTGATGAAATGAAAAAAGCAGTTGGTAAATTAGACCAATTGGGTAAATTCTCAGTAGATGATTGGTATAAGAAATTCGGTAGTAAACTATCAGATAGTGATAGAGCTCACATCGAAGAGTTTGTATTAGGTAAGGGGATGAGTATTGCAGATGTTGCCGCAGATTTGAAAAACCCAAACAACGTAATGTCTCTACACTTAATCGTAGATGCAATGGGATTGAAGGATAAGTGGTTAATCGGTATGTTAAAGGGTAAAGAAAACAAAGAAACCCTACCAAACCTATTGTTCGATATTACAGCAAAGAAGGTTGGTTCAATCACATCTGTAATCAAACCATTGTTAGATGCGGGATATGAGGCTAACAACATTCACTTGATTTGGGTATTAACAAACTACCATTTGGCAGTTGCTCAGAATAAGAGTAGAGCGAGAGTAGTGCCTGATGATATCCTATTGTTAACACATGAAGGTGCTGCTAAAACGATTTGGAGTATCTTAACTGGTGGACTACCAAAAGGATTGAATGGTAGAATCGATGTGATTCTGAACAATAGAGAAAATACAGTAATGTTCAAAGATTCTAAAGGAAATGAAATGAAAGGTGCTGTGAAAGGATTCAAATCACTTCCTGTTAAGAAGCAGGGTGGGGGTATAATGCCAGAGAAGGTATGGAAAAAGATACTTTATGGTTGGATTTCAGATAACGGACCTAAGACTGTTGATTTACGCAAACCTTTAGACCAACAAATGAGTAAATAAAATGGCTAAGTACAATCCAAACCCAACTAAAATAGATAACCCAAAGGTATCGAGACCTGGAGTTCACGCTAAGACGAGACACTCTAATAACAAAAACTCTAAAAACTACAAAAAGAAATACAGAGGGCAGGGAAAATAATTGAAAGGGGACTTGTGAAAGTTCCCTTTTTTTTGTATATTGGTGGATGGTCGATGGGTGAAGCAGCACATCACGTAGGTAAGCGAATGACTCAACAGACTGTAAAGAGCAAAAAAACCTACACTCGAAAAGAGAAACACAAAAAAGATTTAACAATTTCTTAACATTGAAAATTTGGAAATGTACCATATTTTCCTTACTTTAGTACTGTAAGATTAAGAGATATGATTAAAGAGTACAAAAATTATCAATGTGAGCTGAGTGGCTCGATGGTTATCATCCGTAAGGATGGTTCAATGATTAAAGCAATCGAAGTTAACCCTCTCAATGCTGTTGAGAAATGGCAGGAGTTGTGTTCTAAAGTTCAAAAAATTAGTATCGTTAATTCCTAAGTTATGAGTAAACAAAATCCAAACATCGAAGTAGATTTTCAGGGTAATCGTTATAAGGTTCGTAAGAAAGCTCTCCGAACATATACCTATGGTGAAAACAAAGGTAAACGTTACCTAAACATTGGCCCAACTGAAGCTGGCCAAATGGTTAAACAATATGTGAAAACCATCAACAAAAATTATCTGTGTAAGGTAAAGGCTGAGTGGTTCTCAATGGGTAACTCCCTTAAT